AACATTTTCAGCTCTTCCTACTGTTAAATCAACTTCTCTGACGAGTACGCCTGGAGATAATTGAGGAGTCGCCATGTTTTTCTCCGTAAAGTCTCAGTTTATCTAAAAAATATTTATTAAAAATTTACTTTACGTGGGGGAAATATGACGTGAAATTTACCAATCGGGATATTGTCCTTCCAAAGAGATTTGTTTTTTCTTAGATTCTGTAATTCTTTTTACCGTACATTCTTTACATTCATATGAAAAGGATGATGCAACGGGACCTCTATCTTTTCTTGTTCTATAAAATCCATCTATCAAATTTTTAAGTTGACCGCATACCCTACATTTTCTATCCGTTAATAACAAATGTCCAAGTTTTATTTGCTTATCTAAGTCCATTATGATAGATAGTCCCACATATATGATCTATCACCATATTCATCTGTAAACCAACGATCTCCATCTTTATCAACAAAACTAGTATTATCCAAACCGTCTGAAATAAATCCAAAAGGTGCCATGTCCTGTTCTATTTGATTTTTTTGTTCTTCATATAATCTTTTTCGAACGTCCTGATCTGTCAGCTCTTTAAAATAATCCTGAGCAACCAACCACGCATAAATTACGAGACACATTGCAAGGTCGTCGTTACATCCTTCTTCTGCCTCAAATGAATTGTGTTTTTGAATAAAAGTAGTAAGTTCACTTATGATCTCATAATCATTTAATAACAATTTACTCTCTTCAATCATTGTCTTTAAATTAAGACATCCAACTTTTTTAACAGTCTTAGACATCTTAACTCCAAGTTGGGTTTTCTTTCCAGAAAATCCCTGCCCCACAATTTGACCTGCTCTACCCCTCATCGAACACATCAGAAGATTATTGTATTCCAAATCATATTGGAGAATACTTGCCACCTGATCTCCAACATCATTTACTTCGCACAAAATATATGAATTGTTATATGCTGTTGCTGTTTCGTGAATGACACTTGGAAAAAGCATTGGTTTTATTTCATTATTTCTATACTTGGCAACAACTTTATGAGGAAACTGAGTAATATCTACCACAGTAAATGCGGAATAATCGTTCCCTACACCTCTAGCAACGTCTACAGTCATAAGATAGTCATTATTCTCTACTGGGTCCTCATAAACATCTAAACCAGCACTACGGGTCTTAGGGGCATCGTATACGAGGGTTCTAAGTTTAGATGGTGCGATAAGTGTATCAACAGATCCTAAAAATTCACATTCAAACTCAACTTTAAACTGCTGATCAGAAGTGTTTGCAATTGTTTGTTTTTTCCATTCCTCATCTCTTCCCGGAACTTCACTCCAATGAACGTCTGTAAAAACATATTCATTTTTACCCTTTTCTGCATCATGCCACATTCGGTAGAAATGATTCATACCATGTGGTGTAGAAACTATAATAACTTTAGTTTGCTTACCTGAAGTAATAGTAGGATATACTGATGCAAAGAATGAATCTGCAATGTGATTTGGAACGAACGCAAATTCGTCCAAGAATAGAATGTTAAAAGACATTCCTCGTACAGCAGACGCGGATGTAGATGCTGCTAAAATTTTTGAACCATTCTCAAGTTCTAAAGAACCTTTGTTCCAAGAAATAATACCTTGTTGCATCCACTTCGGTAGATTCTCATAAGCAGTCTGCAGTCTATCCAAAAGTTCTCTTGCAGTTGCTGCTTTGTTTGCAAGAATACCAATATTTACGTTATCGTTAAAAACTGCATAATGTAGCAAAAAAGATACCACAGTAGTAGACTTACCAGTCTGTCGTGGCATCTTACAGATATTAAATCTATTATTGTGAAAGTTATTAATTAACTTTTCCTGGAAATGATATGGTTTAAATGTCTGTAAACCATGATCCAAGGTTACAATTTTTACATAATTATTTGCAAAGTATACTGGATCATCCTTACACTTTACAAATTCAAGAATTTGCTCCTGTGTAAATTCAATGGGGGTATTTGCTTTTTTTAAAAGCGGATTACCAAGATAAACATCATTTGACATATCAAAAACCTACTATTAATTACAATTCCAACGACGAAGTGCTTTGTTAATTCTTGAATCTGGATCTCTTGCAGTTTCTGCGGATGTCAGTCTTTTCTTCATTCCAGACATACGACTGCAAAAGTTTTTTCTTCTTTGTGCTCTTTTACCAGATGGGTTCTTTTCAGTTACTGCAGTTTGTAAGTTTGAACCCGGATTCTCACGGCGATAAGCATTTACTGCTTTTTGACTCAAACCATCGGTCTTGTCTTGACGATTGACTTTTTGCCAGTCTTCATCAATCTCAACCTCTTCTCCCATAGTTTTTACATAACTTTTACTTGGTCCTGGTTTTGCAGGACTACCTCCTTGAGGTCCAAATGGCTGAATCAATGGTTGTCCTGGTTGAAGTTCGGAAACTGAATGACTGACTACAATAGATCCTGGATAAACTTTTTGTAGTTCATCATTAATTTCTTTGCGAGTAGGAAGTTTAACCTGTGGGAAGAACATTCTTAAAGAATAATACTTTCCTCTCCAAGAAACAATGACTGCAATTATATTTCCAGTTTGTGCTTGAATGCGTGTTGCTTCTTCTACTTGAGACTTAAATCCCTTGATTGGTTCTGGTTTAATTAAATCCACAACTTCTGCAAAAGTATTACCATCAACATCTTCAATAGTCACGTCTTCTGCCTTTACGCAACGATTATACTTTTTGCCAAAAAGTTTTTGTGTTCCTTTTTTCTTGTAACCAGTCCAACACTTCATTTCATCCATTACCTTATCAACTATTTTTTGTTCTTCCATTTCTCCACTCATGACATAATCTGCTGCAGTGTCAATATAATCAGTGGCTTTGGTAATTTTTGATTGAACCCACGCTTCAAGATTACCCTCACCCTTTCCTACTTTTGCTTTAAGTCTTTGTGCGGCATTCATGAGAGTTTCAAGTTCCGATCTAACCATTGAATATTCTTCATCTTTAACTGAAACTTTATCCCAAGCCTTTTCACCATAAGAACATTCGGATCTTCCTTCCCTTTTGTTGCATAGAGGACAGTATCTTTGTTCTTCACGCATTGTTTCTTCCGATTTAGTTCCCCAATTTGCGGCACCAACTTTGCGACATTTAACGAGTGCTCCAGATGCGTATGCACTTGGCCAAACATCATATCTAGACTTTACTTTATGGTAACAGGCATCTTTTTTACCACTACCTTTACCTGGTTTATCTTTTACTTCTTGTAAATCCATTTCTTCAGTTCTTGTTTTCCTATCTGTTCTTACCATAGTTGGTTCAGCAGCACCAGATTTTTGTGGTTGATTTGGATCTTCTCTTCTCTTTGCTGTTTGTGCAGCAAGTCTTTCTACTCTGGTCATCGAAGCACGCTTTTCCGATGATACACATTTGGGAGTGGCAGTTTCTCCTTCTTCTCTGGCACAAGCATCACCATCTACAACATCAACCCAACCTTCTTCGCCTTTTTTTGATTTAGAATCTTGATACCACTTATGAAGATTTCCTTCTTTCACATCTTTAAATTTTTTATGATGCTTTTTGGCATTTGCTTCCATTTTCTTCAACCGAGTATAATAATCTGGAATCTCGTCAAGATGTTGAAGAGCAATATCTCTCGCCAAATCACGATCTTTTGTGTGCTCATGCTCAATAGGCTCACCCATATCAAGTTGCTTTTGTATAAAAGAAACATCAAGACGATGTTTCTTCGCAATCTGTTCAACTGTTTTATGGGATTTGAGTTTATTCATTTATAAAATAGAACCTTTATTTATTTATTATTCTGGTTCCCCCTGTGTTTGCTGCTTTAACAGTTTTGCTAATTCCGCAGTAGATCCAACAAATAATGCATTATTGACTGTTGTTGGTCCTTTTATTTTTTCTTCCTCAATATCTTTAAGTTTTTTTTGAAGATCCATCAATTTATCAGTAGCATCAGCAACATTCTTAATTAATTGACCCGCAACTTCATACGCACGAGGCATCTCACTTTCTTGTGCTAGTTCAAGAATACCATTAATTGCCTCTTGACCTTTTTCTATGAGAGAATAAAGATTGCCTCTAGTATAATCATAGTCTTTTTTGACATCATCAATTGCAGAAGCAATTGTTTCTATTTTTTCAATTTCGCTTTTACTTTCTACCGGTATTATTTCTCCATCAACATTAAAAGCATCATTCAAACCATCAAATTTTTTTGTCATTTTCATGAAAATTCTCCACTAAATCCAAAATCATCTCCAATTTCAATTAAAGAATTATCTTCAATAGTTACTTTTCTGACTCCAGTTCCTAGAACGTGTGAAGATGCTTTTGTTTTGTTTGATCCCCTAACGACAGTTAAATTATTTCCAGCAATTGAAGTTACGAGCATGGATTCCTCATCAATAGAAATAACGGAATTTTTTTCTATTGATGAAGAATCTTCCACTAGTATAAAAGTTTCAGAATCGCTAATATCTTCCGTTAGGAGAGTTGTAATGGTTCCAGTATAATTTTTAGTTGCAGTTGGAGTTGTTGAATATATAAGATCTCTACCACCAGCACTTGCACCTGATCCAGAAGAAGTTGCGGAAACATATCCAATCGAAACTTTCTTAATGATATCATTACTTGCGGACGATACTGGACCAAATAAGTATGTCTTAGCAGTAAATCTAAGTGTGTATATTAAAGCTCTTCTTGTACTAAAATCTCCCTCATAATCATCATTCATTGTAATACTATCTAAAACTATAGGAATATCTCTCTTTTCCTGCAATTCTTCAATTAAATTAACAGACATATTATATGAAGGTTGAAAATATGGCAATATTTGTTCGATGATTTGAAGCATATCATCATTCAACTTTGTCATAATGTTTAATTCAAATTGCATATTATATGGAACAGGTAAGTATGCTTTTTTTTCTTGCGTTTTATCTGAAGATGGAGATGTTAAGAATGTTTGTGTAGTTGTTGCTTTTCTAGTTGAATCATAATTAAGACCTATAAATTCAAATGACATTCTCGGCAAAGTCATTTGAATTGGTCTATTCAAATCAGGAGACTGCTCCAATCTTGCTAGAAATTTTTGAGTAGGTCCATATGCAAGAGGAACCTTTAAGGAACTAACTATTTGATTTGAATTATTTTTATGCTTTATCGATATTTCATTGAATAAAGATCCAAAAGAAATAACGGTTTTTCTTAATATCTCGTGATAAAAATATTCAAACATTTGATTGGTATAATATTCTTTGGTTAGACATATTTATAGATCAAGGAGTTCCAAACGGATTTTTTTCACTAAAATCAATAATTTTATCAGATTCATTTTGTATAGTAATATTTTCAGCATAAGTATCCGTTGTATTAAATTCTTGAATAAATCTAAGTTGTCTGGAAGCACTGCTTGCAGTTCCAACTAAAAATTCTCCAGATACAAAAGATCCGGAAATTTTAGAAACCTTTAATACATTTGTTAAGGAATTCCAAGAATTTACCACTGCAGTAGTATTACTAATAGATCCAGTAACAACTTCACCAACTTTATATGTTCCTATTCCAATTATATCCGGAGGACTTATTATTACATTTGGTACACTTACATATCCAACACCAGTGTCTGTAATTCTTATTGAAGTTACTATTCCGGAAGAATTTATAAAAGCAACTGCTTTGGATGTGGTTCCAATTCCAACACCCGGTGGATCAATAATAACCGCTGGTGTTGAAGCATATCCGGAACCTCCATTTGTAAGCGTAATTATACCAACAGCACCGTCAGCAATTTCCACTACTGCTTCCGCACCTGAACCTCCACCACCAATAAAGGAAATACTAGGAGCAACAGTGTAACCATATCCAGAATTTATAATTTGCACTCCCTGAACTTTATCTGAAGCGGTTCCGTTACAATCTACAATATCCGAAATCATTATAGCTACTCCTACAGCAGTCAATCCACCAGAAGGAGCCGAAGAAATAGCGACTCTGGGTATAGATTTATAACCAGAACCTCTATTTGTTACAATAATACGTCTTACGCCACCATTAACTACCGTTGCAGTTGCAGTTGCAGTCACAGCAGAACCAACCAAAGTCAATGATTGAATATATCCAGATTCAACGACGTTATCATCAATATTATCAATTCCAGTATTGAGTAGTTCGTCTTCATACCTAAACAACTCACAAGTTAATTGATATACATAATTTTTTTGAAGTTGATAAAAAGGTTTTTCGTGCTCTACATATTTTATTTCAAATAAACGATCTCCTAAAGGAAAATAAATTAAATCTCCTTCTTTCGGTCTTGTTGATAATTGAATGTTGGGAATATTCTTTATTAGTGGTGATATATAAGTCTCAAACCTTTCTCTAGATATTGTAATAACTAAATCATCTAAATCTTGAATACCAAACTTAGACATTAATGTACCAAGTCCATTATATCCATCATAAGTATCTACGTATGCCTCTATGGGATAAGCATTCTCAAATTTAGATTCAATTAACTCCTTTATTACCGTCTTACTAGTTACGTATTTCCTCGGTAAATAGTAAACCTCTATTCCATAAATTTTCAATTGTTCATTAATTAAGTCTTGTATTAAATTTTGTTCTGTTTTTGATCCTTGTTGAAAAAATGGATTAAGCATATTTTTACCCGATCATGTCTAAAGGAGGTAATTCATATGTATTAGACATTTTTTCCATAATTATATCAATCTCTCTTTGGGCGTCATCATATATTTGTCTGCCGTTTAACTCTACCCCACCAGGCAATTTAACTCCTTGAAATTTAATTAAGTTTTGTCCCCACTGCTTTTTGATAAGAGAGGTTAAATACATTTTTAAAAATGAATCATTCCAAACCTTTGAATAATCATTTGGGTTGAGAGTTGAATAACAGTCAATTATAAAATACTTATTTTCCGTTACTGATCCCCAATCAATATCTAAATATAATCTATCTTGCCTTTTATTGAAACGAATTTGTTTTTGAGTATTTAAAAGAAAGTCTAAATCTTCCAAATAGGTTTTAACCATTGCATAACTCAAGAGTTCAGTGGTTCCCCAATAGTAAATATCATTTAAAAATAATTGATATTTAACACTAAACATACTATTTGTAATAGTATTTGTTCCATCAAAGGTAAAAATTTTATTTACTCCAATAATATTTGGTGGAACTTGTAAGTAGTTACTATTTTCGTAGTAAGTAAATGTTGTCGCTGTGCCTACAATATTAGTTGTGACAGATGTTGATGCCATTCCAACAGAATTAGAATCAATAGATGCTTTTCCTCTGGCAATATCATCTGCCGTCACTTTATATTTGTAAAATGTAGGATATACCCCATCAAAATGACGTTCTTGGAAAAACTGAACGGCATCATCCACCAAATCATCTATTTGCTCATCAGCAACATTTATTTCCAAAACTGGTGCTCCCAGTTTCCTTTTACAATAATCTATGAGTTCTTGTCTGGTGGATGGTTGTGCCATTATAGTTTATCTAAACTCGAAATAACTTCTTGTTGTTTTAAATATAATTTGATATAAGATTTTGCAAAGTTTCTCAAAACATCAATATCATCTATACTATCTATGTCTCTAGCAATCTTTTCATATTCAAACATTTTATTAATGTTTTCTAAATCTATTTCTGAAGGATTCATTTTTTTACAAAATAATTTACTCTAAAACAACGACTCTAAGATTTTTTAGTCTTGGTGGGTATGCTTGATTTGTCGATGTTCCTATAAACTTAATTCCATAGTATTTAAATGAAGACAGGTTGTTAATGGTGTACTCATATTCTCTATATGGAATTTGGTCGGCAGAAAATCCTATTGTACTAGTTTTTTCATATTTGGAATCCGCTAAACCGCTATTTTGACTGGAATCAATAATTTGTCCTGAAGAAGTTAAATTTTGATATCCTGGGAACAAACTATACACCATCTCATCATTAGGATCATTTAAAATGGCATACATACATCTTAAATCATTATACAGATTTACGTGTGCCGTAATATACACTTTAATAGAAGTTGCGGGAGATTCTAAACCAATTGGTTCAGTAGCATACACAAAGGAAGATGGATCTTCAGTAAGAGAAGAAACTCTTCCATCCGAAATGTAATCACTAATAGGAGAATCAACTCTATTGGAAATTAAAGTTAAACCAACCCTTTCCAAATTAATTGCAGGGGAAAGGTAAGAATTTGAAGAAGATAAGTTTAATGCTAAAGTTAAAGATTTTTTTCCGGGAAGAGAGGTAAGATTATTGTTTTCATTAACTTTAGAACAAATTAACCTCGGAGATTCAAAATAATTATCCGACTCCAAACTAATACTTTCAAAACCAGAGTCTTGGAAAGATGGATCTGATCCATTTACAGAAGTTCCTGTAACAGTTCTGACTGAAGCATTTATATTTGTACCTTTTGGGGTAATCGAAGTTACTATTGGATTTAGAATCTCAAACTGAATGTTTTGTGTAGCATAGATTTCTGTTCCACCAGTTGATTTTGTTTGATTAAATGTTAATTTTGGAAATCCTACAGTTTCAACACTTCTATCAACTTGTCCGTATGGTAATGGATCGGTTTTTCCTGCAGAAGATCTATCTATTTTAACATGATAAAAATCAAGACCTATTGGATTTGAAATTGTAACATCAGAAAACCTGTGAGTGGTATTTATTCTTCTCAAAGAAACACCAGACAATTCGTACTTATAAATCAAAGATCCTGATGGATATTCAAAAGATGTTGTTTGATCGATATTTCTTGTTATTCCTGTAAGTAGTGGTGGAGAAATCGAAGAATTTATACCAGTATATGAAATAATTTCATTTCCAATAAGAGCATATCCGGGATTAGTTATTGCCACTCCAACTCCCTCAAAGGTATAAAAACCACTCTCATCTTCAATAGCAAGATTTGAAGTTGAAGATAATCCGTACCCAACTTTTGTTGTTGTTGGAGAAATATCGGATATTGCTCCTGTTATTTTTGCGGAATTGGTCGATGAATGCATTCCATGATTTTTATGACTTACTTTAATATGAAGACCATCGGATTCTGTTTGTATTCCACCGGATAAAATAGTTACATTTCCACCAACAGTGGAATTTAATGTTGTTATTCCAGAATTACTAATATATCTAATAACATTTCCGGATCCTGTTATAAACTCTCCCTCAACATTATCTAATATTAATTCATTTATACCAGAAATGTTACTTACAGATAAACGAAGGTTTCTTCCAAGAGAACTACTTCCAATTTGAGAAGCTGTAAGAACATCTCCAACTAAATATCCAGTTCCTCCATTGGATATTGTTGCTCCAAGAGATACTACTTTTCCATCAGTAACAGTTATATTAGCAGTTGCATTTCTACCAGTCCCAGTAACAGAAGTTAAAGAAACATTATTGAAAGTAAAGGATCCTGATGATGGAGTATATCCAATTCCTGCATTAATTAGTCCTAAAGTTCCAGTAGCAGACCCTGCAGCACCGATATAGTTCCCTCTTCCAGTAGAATTATCCTGAATAACTGTATTTCCAAGAGTTAGACCTGAATCTTGGACTGTAGTTCCTATTCCAATTCTAATTTTGTTTGAAAAAGTTTTTAATGAATCTTGTAAAAGGTTTGCAACCTGACTATTTCCTATTTCTAACGAAGGATTATAGAAATTAATGTTTCCAGAAGAATTAAAGTTTGCCCTATAAAGTTTAAATTTCAAATCTTCAAAATCACTAGAAGTCCAAGTAACAGCATTTTGTGACTTAAATAGTGAACCCGATAAAGGTTGTTTTGTTACTATCACATCCCCTGTAGTTTGTCCTGAACCAACTGGAACAAAATTCTGCTCTCCCAATCTAGAAATATAGACTGAATATGAATCTGATACAGAAGTAATAACTATAGCATGAAACTGTTCTCCAGAAAGGTAAACCGGAGAATTAAACGTAAATCTAGTTGGAATTGAAGCATCAGAAGATACATTTACTCGAAATGAATCTAGAGTCACTTCTGAGTAAGGATATATCACTTCACTTGGAACTCCAAGTTTCATAGATCGCAACTGTACTGTAACTGGAACTTCAGTATCTTTAGAAAAGAAAAATAAGTCAATTGATGTTACAAAAATTCCACTCGTTTTGTCTACATAAAAAGACTGTGCTACAGGATCTATTAATTTCATTGCTAGTTACTTTTTTATACTACTATTTAACATTCTATTATTTTTTCTTTTTATTATCATTTTTAGGTGATGCTGCAACAACTATAGTTCCTCTTGGTGCAGCAGTTATTGCACTTGCGGGAGCACTTGTACCCCTATTTGCCGATATATTTACGGTTAGACCTTGACTTGTAGCTCCTTGTTTAATCTCTTTCACAATTTTATTTCCAGATTGTTGCGTCAAATTTCCGGATGAAGTTTTATTGATATTTACATCAAGTCTTCTTGCTACCTGCTCTACAGTTTTTACATTGGTTCCGTAAACTTGGTTATAAGCAGCAACCAATTTATTTTGTGCTGCCTGAGCATAAACTGGACCCCCTCTGTTAATTTGAACCAAAGGAACTGTTTGTGGTGTAGGAGGTGATTGTGGAGCAGGTGTTGATCTTGGTGTTGGTGTTTGTATAGGTGTTGGAGAACTATATCCAACTGTAGAAGATGCAACTGCAGAAACTTCTGGAAGAGGTGTTGTTTCTACTTTTGTTTGAGTTTCGTAAGTTGGATTTTCTACAACAAGTGTATTTTCTTGAACGTTATTTATTGTTCCTTCAGCAAAAAAAGTTTTTTCTGTGGAAGTAGAAGAAACTCCTTCAATCTGTGAATTTGTTGAACTGTCGGTAAGTCTAAAAAGTTTTGTTCCTACTCTAAATGATGGATTTGATGCTGGATTTACTGATGGATCTGGTATAAAAATACTTCCAATTATTGATCCAACTTCATCTGTAATTAATCTTACGTCAGTTATAACAGCAGATGCTCCAGAACTTTCTCCTCTTAAGATAATTCCCCTTCTAACATTTCCGTAAAATTGTCCTTGTGTTTTATTGGATAAACTATAAGTATCAATATTTAAAATAGTTGATGTCGAAGAATAATTTGGAGAAATAAATTGTTCTCTTATGTATGGATTTAGAATATAGGTATCACTTGGATCATTGTATGGACCATATTTATGATTTTGTTGCGATATTCTAAATCTTACTATTGGAGAAAAACTTTCCGACTGATTACTATTATAACCAATTACAGTTTCTCCCACTTGAAAAACTCCAGATGTCATTTGTATTTCTAGTAATTTTGGAAATACAAATGATGACATATCAATACCATCAAAGAAAGAATAAACTCTTGTAAATGGTTTGAGTTTTTTTCCACTGAATTCAATATTCCTCGATCTCATATAAGGAATTACCGCAGTACTAATAAGTTTTTCACCAACAACCTTATTATCAAAAGACTCTTTTGCAACTTCTCTAGTCAATTCTCTAACAGAAATTCCATTTTGGGTAGTTAATGATGGATTGTATCTCGATCTCTGGCTTGTTCCCGTTAACTTTGAATTCTGACGCGGATCCCGCGTCTTTTTCCAGTTTCTCCCTTTTATTTTATCTTTGCCCCAGTATTTTTTCTTTCCATTCCACTGATTGCTCCAAGACGACCATTCAACAGGATTATATCCTACTTGAGGATCAAGTTTTTCTGCAGATAATTGGTTTGGAGTTTTTGTGACAATTCCCTGAATCTCAATTGAATTTGTGTCTAATTTAACTTGATCTACCCACACATCGGAAGATGGGGTGAGTTCCACCGAACCGCTATAAAAAGTTCCTCTAAATGGAGCGACACTAACAACTCTCGTTGAATATGGTTGATCTATTTCCAATACTTCTGTGTAATCTAAAGTCAACATACTTCCAGTTTTTCTCATCCCATTTCCATTAAAATCAGAAGCAAATTTTAAATCCGCAGTAGGATCTAAACCAGAACCACTAGAAATTATAGAAGAATATCCAAGTATTAAATCAATAAAAGTAGTATAGTGAGAAGGTCTTAATTCTGAATTTTTAGAATCAAATGAATTTTTAACTATAGTAATTTTCTCCTGTGGTGAAGAATCGGAAAAATCATCAACAAAAATTCCCAATTTCTTCCTATCCAATCCACCAGAATCTTTTATCTGTAAACTTGTAGTTCCGGATTCTAGGAAAGAAAGTGATGTATAGTATTCTAAGTTTTGAATTCTATCTTCAAGTTTTCTAATATCAAACATAGTATATCTTCTATGTTCTGTTAGTTTGATATCTGCATCAGAAACATTGCAAAGATAGGCTGGTAAAAATACAGTAGCAACTTCTAATGTATTATTAATCGGTGATGGTGGTTGTGGAAATTCTGATGGTTGTCCTTTACTTATTTGGAAAATGCCATCCTTGGATAAGAAAATTTTGTCTATTCTTGGTAAATAGAATGAATAATCTAATGCAAAAGATTCATCCGAAGCTAGAATATTTTTCGATGAATTTTGTTTTTCAGTAAAAATTCTGCCAGAAAATTCAAAAGGAGAACTTGCATTTTCTGCAACAATATAGTCAGAAACTCTTGGTCTGATGTCGATAATATCAGATACTTTATCTCCATTAACAACATCTAAATCACAATAATCAAATTGACTATATGAATTTGCTGTTGTTATATCTCCAGAATCTGAATCTGAATATGAAGCAAATTCATATACAACTTTTAAACTTCTAATTGGTTCTGCTGCACCAGGAGTTCTCACCAATTTGCAATAATCTAAAATAGTGTTGCTTTGACCTTTTTCTAGGACAAATCTATTACTTATATTATTATCACTAATTCCAATGTTAGAAATTATTGCAGAGATACCAGATTCTTTAAATAAAACTTTCTCCCCAACAGTGAATGAGTTTGTATTCTTAACTACATAGTTAATTTTTGTGCTATCCTGACTAGATACGTAAGCGGCGATTGCAGAACTTTCTTCTCCAATAAATTCTTCACCAACTAGTAAGTCTGCAGTTGAATTTGTAATGCCATCTAAAGAACTTAAAACAATGTTTGGTAATACTGCATCTGTAGTTGTCTGTGATTCAAAAACACCAAAAACATTTGTTACCTCTGGTTTCAATAGGCAAATATCTTCATCTTGAACTCTAGTTCCGTATGGATAATTGCCATATACTAACCCATCATTTAATGTGGTTGCCCCAATTCCAGATGCTGCATATTTTGATTTGTTTATTGTTATGACAGCAACTTTATTTCTATTTTTAGTTTTGGATTTTACTTTACTTTTCCTTAAAGTTGCAATTAATTTACATCCACTGGAACTAGTTGCAGAAAGTCCATTTATTGTTAATACTGAACCTCCGGAAGTAAAAGAGAATTTATCTTCAGTTAGAGGTTCATTTATTCCACTCGCAGTTGTTAATACATATCTTTCTTCATCGAAAGGAAGAAATACCTCATTTGATTCTGCTGTAATTGGTCCAGTTGAATTTGATGTAATTGTTACATCAAACTCTTTTCTTATAATTAAATCAGAACTATCTAAATTTACTTCAGATATATCGTTCTTTGGCAATTTTGTGTATAATGTATTTGATCTTGATTTTTGTAGACTTGAGGTTAAAATTCTAAAATCACTTGGATTAATTGAAGATGCCGGTAAAGAACCATCGCATATACCCGCAACACTAGTGACATTAGTAATTGTAAGTGAGTTTTGAGATACTGATGTTACTTTAGAATAAGTTACTGTGGAAAGTCCAGAATTTGTATATGATACCAAACTTCCAATTTTAACATTACCGGCGAATATGTAATTTGATGAAGTTACTGTACTAATGCCACCACTTCCAGCACTAATGTTTACTAAACCAACTGACGAAGAAACATACTGCTTAGTATCAGCACTAAATGTTAACGCTGTTCCAACGCGACCAAACAATGACTTTACTTCATCTAAAGTGTGTTGAGTAACTGCTATAGAAACTCTGTTATTTTCTATACCATTAAAAATTAACTTTTCACCAACAACAAAACTTCCACTGGTGTTATACGCAGTGATGATACCGGAATTTCTTCCATCATATCTTAAATATCCTTTAGCACCACTAGATTTTCCTTTGACTTGGCAAGGAATATTATATAAGATATCGGAATCTAATTGACTGTTTAATGCAATTTCAGTATACAATTGAGTATCATATAGTGAAATGTCCCATTCATTTAGATTGGAATTTGATGAATTATAAGATCCAGATTCTAGTGCAAAATCATAAACTCTAGAAATACCAATCTCTTTTCCTGGAGAAGTTGAAGATGAGTCAGTGTTGACTCTAGAATCTCTTAAACTCAATGAATATGAGGTTGATAACCCTAATCTTGGGGATCCAGAAACTCTATTTAAAGAAAAAGTAGAACCCGTATTATAAATTAATTCTTGGTTTTGTAGTAGTTTCGTTGTCCTTGGTTTTTCAAAATCTAAAAATGTTGGACTTATTGTAGATACTTCATATCCATTGATATATGCTTTTAATGGCGATAACTGATAAGATCCTAAACTTTCCGATGCAACATTGTTATTATAAGTTAACCTAGCATCAGGAAAGATCCCATTATTACCATTAAAATCATTTAGGGTTTCTCTTATTTGTAATGATGGGGGATTAACATAATAGTCACCATTTGTTTCATAAGTTCTTCTTGCTAATTCATCCAAGAACAAATTATATTGTGGATTTTTAATTATTGAAATTAATTCTCCATCTTTTACTTCTAGTAATTGAATAAAATCTGTACCAACTTCATCATCAGTTTGAATTTTATCTAATGTTGCAGTTATCTTTAACCTATCTGCTCCCGGTGCTGAATAATTTGAGAATCCTTGGGAATTGTCATATAATGTTTCATCATCATCCGAAGTTATTATTTCTTCCTTTACTCTTAATCCTATTTTAAAACTTGGTTTGTTTGAATATTGATCTAAAATTATTACATCTTCATCTACACTTACAAAATGCCCTCTAAGGTAAAAAACTCCTTCTGTTAATGTTACTAAAGAACTGTAAAATATAGAGTCTGAAGTTTCAACAGCAGCAAAAGACTCATTTTCTGCGACCAATGCTACTTTTGTTTCATCTAAAAAGTTAACGTCAGAAATAGTTGTCTCTGCTATTAATTCTTCTCCATTAATAAATGCGGAATAAGAAGAAGATTGATAATCCGAATCTAAAAATCTTAAGTATAGAGTAACGCTGTTCTTTTCTGAAGCTATTGAATCGATTGCCGCAACAACATATGCCCTAACGCCACTACTTCTTCCTCTAATATTAGTTCCTACAATATATGGAATGTAAGAAAAAATATCAATTCCATTAAATTGATTTTGTAATCTAACTGCAATTATTTCATTATTATAATTTATTGCCCCTGGGATAACAATAGATCCTTCCTTAAAAAAATGATCTCCAAATTGTTCTATTTGGTTTTGGAGTATTGATTGTAATGTTGTTAATTCTCTTGCTTGTAGAGGATAACCAGGTTTAAAAAGGACCTTATAAAAATTATTATTGATATCAAAATCATCAAAATATGGAACTGAATTTAGGTTAGTCTTTTGTGGCATGGCTTTTTAAAATTGCAAAATAACTTTGATATCTTCTTTTTGATTTGGTGACCTAGTTATTGAAGGTCTATTATCAAT